TCAAAGAGTATCCAACTGCATCAGCACATGCTGGTCATTTCAAGGCACTGCTCAGCGATCTCAAGTTGAAGAAAGATTTCAAACCAGACATCATCTTCATTGATTATCTTAATATCTGTGCAAGTGTGAGGTACAAAGGTGCGATTGTCAACAGTTATACGTATGTCAAAGCGATTGCTGAGGAGCTTCGCGGTCTTGCTGTGGAAGTTGGGGTCCCTATTGTTAGTGCCACTCAGACTACTCGTAGTGGTTTTGGCAATAGTGATCCAGATCTTACCGATACTTCTGAGTCTTTTGGTCTACCTGCCACTGCTGATTTTATGTTTGCCCTTATCTCTACTGAGGAGTTGGAACAACAGGGTCGCATCATGGTCAAACAACTTAAGAACAGATACTCAGACCTCGTTACCTCACGAAAATTCATGGTGGGAATTGACAGATCGAAGATGAAGCTGTATGATGTTGCTGATGATGCTTCTGCAATCGGCATCAATGATGAAGATCCTGGTGAGGACTTTCAACAATTTTCTGAAACACAAAACCGTTTATCTAAATTTGCTGAGTGGAATGTATGATTAATTTTAGTAAGTATGAAGAGTTTGTTTCCCAGGTTACTTCAGAACCTTCAACAAACTTTGTTGATTTCGCTGATCGTATTGGCGAGTTGGATCGTGAGGGTGCCAATATTGAGCGTCTCCTTACTAGTGGTGTTGGGATCAATGCTGAAGGTGGTGAATTCCTTGAGATCATTAAGAAGATGGTTTTCCAAGGCAAACCCTGGAACGAAGACAACAGGGAGCACCTGATCATTGAACTGGGTGACATCATGTGGTATGTTGCTCAAGCAACTCAGTCTCTTGGTATCAGTATGGAAGAAGTTCTTGATACTAATATCCGTAAGTTATCTAAGCGTTATCCTAAAGGAACCTTTGACTCTTACTTCTCTGAAAACCGTGCTGCTAACGACCGATGAAATTTACTGAAGAAGATCTTTGGGAAACTATCCAAACACTAGGATGGCAACCCATGGATGACATCCACATTGAGATTGGTGGCACTTCTGTGTATGCTATTGACGGCGCAGGCACTAAGTGGGCACCTCTCAAAGGCACTCGTAAGTATAATAAGGATGCTTTTATTGTAATTAAGAACAGGTCTCGTGATGAGTTTGTCCCATCTAAGGCACCCAGTGAATCAAATGAAGACAAAGAATAATCACAACCTCCCTCTAAATAATTAGGTGGGAGGTTTTTTCTTATGGCAGGAATGTCGATGGGTGATTATGGTAAGGATGCACCAACTGGTGGTGGAATCCGTTTGCGAATTCTTCGTGATGCCATTGTAGAAAGAAAAAAGATTGAAGTGGTGAGTGGTGGCAAAGCACTTATCACAACTTCCGATTCTGTATTGGGAGATATGAACGCTGTAATTTCTGGTTCTCTTCCATTTGATTCACCAAATAAAACTGACAACAATAATTTTGTTGGTAAGTATAAAGGAAAGAAAGTCTTAGTTGAAATAAAAAAACAGGGAAGGAGAAATGTTGCATCAGAAATTACTTTTACAAAAATTAAAAAGACTGTAGAGTTTGGTAGTAACAAAGGATCTGGTGGTGGCGCAGATGCAACTGCTCTTTTTGAAGGTGCCGCATGTTGGGTAACTGCCTATAGATACTCCTTAAATCGAGACATTGATGATGAGTATAGTATTACTTTAAATGATTTAAAAAAAGTATCTGATCATGTATCTACAGATAAATCTGTAGAAGAGATACATGCATTTATAGACAATGATCCTGTGTGGATGAAGTCTAGTATTAGAACAGCAAATAAATTATACTCTTCTCAAAAATATAAGAATCAAGACTTTGTATTTTACAGAGGAACAGAGATAGCAAACTTTATTGCCAAACATTTTGCTATTGTAAATCGTGAAGACGGTAGACCATTCTCTAACATTAACAAATGGTCTCCTGCTGATATCTACATGTCTGATGATAGTTTTTTATTAAGTCGTATCTCAGATGAAATGACTTTTCAGGGAGGATTTAATAAAGTTCTTCTTGAATTAATTACTGAAAAGAAACTTATTGGTGTATCTCTTAAAAAAGTAGAAGCATCATCTGCACGTCTTACAGAACATAATTTTACTAGAGCGTCTGCTAATGTTAGAAAACCTTTTGAGAGTGTTGGATCTAAAACTCTTATGAATTCTATGGATGTTTATCTTTATGGGCAAGGATACAACATTCAGTTTAGGGCAACCGACAGAGAAGGAAAAACTTGGCAGGGTGAGATGATTGGCAAAGTCGCAAAACATGGTAAGATAGGTGGAGGAGTCCTGAACTACATCTTGGAATCTATCTACGGTGCTGGAAACGGAATTTGGAGAGAGTACCCTAGTGCTGCCGCAGTTTCTACTGCATCGAGAAACAGATCTCTTGATCAAAAAATCTATGATCTTGCTACAAAAAATGAGCAGTACATTTGTGCTGAAGGAGAAGAGATTGATTTGCAAACTATTTCCGAGGCAAGAAGTCAGTGGAAATTTTCTAAGTATATTGGACTCACCCTCACAGATATTCTTATGAGTGGATCTGATAATGATCGAGATGAATTAACTACAAAAATTTATTTGTACGCAACCTCTGCATCTGATGATTCTGCACCGTACATTAAGATCTCCTGATGTCAAACGTAACTCAACTAAAACACTTAGAACACCTGGAAGATGAGATGCTGAACTATGGCGTCGAAGGGTGTATGGCAGCAGTTTCTTTTCTAAAAGAATTGCGTAAAATGTTGGGTAATCAAGAGTCTCAAGGTTTCATGCAAACTAAATGGGACGGTGCTCCTTCTGTAATTTGTGGTACAGATCCTGCTAGTGGTATGTTCTTCGTTGGAACTAAATCTGTATTTGCAAAGACTCAACCAAAGTTATGTTTTCTTGATTCGCAAATAGATGAATGGTATGACGGAGACCTTGCTACAAAACTTAAATACTCTTTAAAATATTTCAGTCAACTTGGTATTGATGGAGTTATTCAAGGTGACTTATTGTTTACTGACGATACTATAAAGAGGGAGACTATTAATGGGGAACAACTCTACACATTTAGACCCAACACAATTACTTATGGCATCCCTGTTGATCACGATATTGGTAAAAAAGCTGGCAGAGCAAAAATAGGTGTAGTATTTCACACTCACTATAGAGGTGATGATCTTGCAACCATGCAAGCAATGGCAGGCGCACCTATCAAGAATTATTTTAAGACACCTGATGTTCTTTTGGTAGAAAATGACACACCTATGGATCGTGTTGGATTTTCTAAGACAGAAATGACAAAGTTCAGTTCTTACATTACCAAGATTGAACGCATGTGTCGTATCTGTGGTGATTTTCTGGATGAGTTGGTCACTAAAACAGGAACTACTGGTGATGCTAAGTTTCATATTGCATCATATCTGAAGCAGTTTTTTAATAATGAGATTAAGAATGCACGTAGCATTAATAATGTTGACGAAGCAATGTATGACATGCTGAATTTCTATGGTGCAAAGATGGACAAAGAACTTGCAAAGATTAAGACAGTAGCAAACAGAACAAAGAAATGTGCTTTGGTTTACAACAGTCAAAATTATGTTGTAGATAATGTCTATAAGTTCAAAGCAATGCTTGCACTATACAAAGAACTACAGGCAGTAAAGCAAATGGTTATAGATAAACTGGACCACCTGGAAGAGTTTAGAACATACGTTCAAACTGATAAAGGATATAAGGTTACAACTCCTGAGGGATATGTTCTCCACAAAGACGGCAGTATGATTAAGTTTGTCAATCGCTTGGAGTTCGCATATAACAACTTCACTCTGCAGAAGCAATGGCGTTAAATTGTAAGACTTGCTACTTTACTTTTGGTAGGTTTCAACCACCTACCACAGGTCATGCTGAAAACTTTAGAGGAGTAAAAGCAGCTGCAGGTACACATGATTATCGTATATACATCTCCCAGACTGTAGATAAGAAGGGAAGTAATCCTCTTTTACCTGATAGAAAATTATTCTACATGAATAAGATGTTTCCAGAACATAAAGGGAAAATTTACTCTGGACCTAGACAACCTGTTGAAATTTTACAAGATCTTATGATGGCAGGATACAATGAGGTTGTATTTCTTGTGGGTTCTGACAGGGTTTCTGCTATGCAATTCCTCCATAAATATAATGGAAAGGATTTTTCTTTTAGAAAAATTGAAATTAAATCATCTGGAAGTAGAGATGCTGACGGTGATACTTTTGCCATTTCTGGAACCAAGATGAGACGTGCAGCACATGCTGACGACTTCTCTACTTTCAGAAAAGGTATACCTAGAGCATTAAATGATAATGATTGTCGTACTCTCATGCTTGAGATTGCAGCAAACTTGCCAGCTAATTTTAAATGAAAGATTTTAGAAAACTACGAGAAGAAGCACTTCGACAGCAACAGCGACATGAAGAAGTCTTCAAAGAAGGTGATATTGTAATGTCTGCTCGTACAGGAGACAGAGGACATATCCATAGAGTCGGTGGCAACTATGCCATTGTTATTTCCGAAGAAGGAAATATGTTCCGTGAGTGGATTAAGAACATTAGATCTATAAATAATACCAGAAGAACCTCCCTTTAAGAAATGAAGAAACCAGATCCAATTAATAAAGTACAGCACAGCGATGAGTTTTCATCTGGTTTGATGGAATCTTATGGTAAGTGGATGGGTGGCGATTGTTTCCAGAACACTCAAATGCCTGATCTCCATGAGGCACCATTTGATGGTATGGATCCACAGTCCAACGGTGCTGAGATTGAACAAACTTCTATCAAGAAGAAAGAAGTAAAGAAACCTTCTGCTAAAGCACAACTTGCTGCTAATGAAGAAGTTCTAGAGCGTGAAGAGTTTGAAGTTGATGGAGAAACATACATCCTAGAGAAGAAGAAAGGTCTAGACGGCAAGGCATGTTGGAAAGGATACAAGCTTGCTGGTACTAAGAAGAAGGGTGGTAAGACAGTTGACAACTGTGTAAAGGCAGGTGACGAAGTAACTCATGAAGGTGAAGAACTATCTGAAAAGAAAAAACTAGATCCAGTTGGCAAGGAAGATAAGGATATCGATAACGATGGTGATCATGATGCTTCTGATAAGTATCTAATTGCACGTCGTAAGAAGGTCTCCAAGATCATCGGTATGACAAAGAAGAAAAAATGAAGTCCTTCGATAAGTTCCGTGAGGAGTGCGGTTGCGATAAAAAAGAAAAGAAGGTAAAATCTAAACTGAAGAATAAAAAGTCTGGTAATGTTGAAGTGATGCCTAATATTCCTGATGGTCAAAAGGGTATGACTACCCGTGCAACAAATGAGGCAAAAAATTATGAAGGTCCTTTATACGCACCCTGGTCAAAAGTTGTTGACGGAAGAGGGTTCGACCCAATCACCGAGAGAGCAAAGTCCAAATCCCAACAAAGGTTCTTCGGGATGGTTAGAGCGACTCAGAAAGGGGAAATGGAAGCGGGGTCGTCTGAGGTTGCCAAAGCTGCAGCCTCCATGTCCAAGTCCGACGTAAAGGATTTTGCCAAGACAAAGCACAAAGGTCTTCCAGAAAAGAAAGTTAAGAAAGAGTCATTCGAGGCGGGTGTTCAAAAAGCACGTCGTGACTATCGTTCTGGCACGTTGCTAACTTTCAAACAGTTCATGTCTAAGTTGACAGACATTTTAGATGAGTGGGAGAAATAAATAGGAATTGCACTATGATCTAAGATTATGCTTTCCTTTTTACTACCCCTAGCAACAAAAGTAATTTCTGATGCAGTCGCAAAGATTCCTGATAACGAGGAACTTGGTGAAAAACTGATTGAAATTTGCTTAGTAATCCTCGGTAAGGCAGTTAAACTGACCAAGACCGATATGGACGATCAACTATTAGCTACTGTCACCGCTGCTATCAAAGCAAGAGAGGAGTGATATCCTGGGGGGAGCAATCCCCCTTTTTTATAAATAAATGGTAGATAATAGTAATATCGGAGTACAAGTCAATGTCCCTTTACGGAAGAACTGACAGCAATGCAAACAAAACCAAAGCTGGTGTGGGCATTGGTGCGTCAAGTCAGTCAAAAACTGTCCTTTATATCGATGAAACTGAGGCAGCATTAGAAGCAAACAAAGAGCGTGGTCTAAACGCTCCTGGTTGGTGGTCGTATTTCAGTTATACTGATAGCTCAGGTGCTACTCGCCATAAGGCAGAGCAACTAGTTTTCATTGCTGGTGGTGATACCAACGCTAACGAGACTCAGGCAGACGATGCTCAGGCAGCAGACGCAGCGATCACGATCACAATCAGCACACAACCAGCAAATACTGCTGTTGCAGTTGGTGCTCAACTTGATCTTACCGTCGCAGCAGCTGCTTCGACTGGCGGCGCTGGAGTCCTTACCTATCAGTGGCAGAAGAAGTCTGGCAACAGATGGTCTAATGTCTCTGGTGCTACAGCAGCAACATTTACTGTTGCTACTTATGCAGCAACTGATGCTGGTTCCTACCGTGTTAAACTCAACAGCAGCAATGGTGCTAAAGAAGTCATCTCCGCTACCGCTGTTGTAACTACTTCATAATTTGAATGAATATACGTGAACTGAACCACGAAAACTGGTTATTCTTTGCAATTC